AGCGGGCCACCCCCTGGCGGCTGTGGCTGGACGACACCGAACTCATCTCCGCCACCAGCGTCATCTCCGGCGGCATCACGGTGCCCTCCACCAACTACAACCTGGAGTCCAACCGCGTCGGCCCGCCGTACGACCGTCTGGAGATCAACATCTCCACCTCGTCGGCACTCAGCGCGGGCTCGACCTACCAGCGGTCGGTGGCCATCACCGGACTGTGGGGCTACAGCAACGACGAACTGACCGTCGGCGCCACCGCCGAAGCCCTCGACACCACCGAGACCGGCATCGACGTCACCGCAGCCGTCTCCGTCGAAGTCGGCGTCGGCTCCATCCTGCGCATCGACGACGAACGCGTCATCGTCAAGGACCGCGCCCAGCTCGACACCGGACAGACCCTCGGCGCCGGACTGACCAACCAGAAGAACGACGCCACCGTCACCGTCGCCGACGGCACCCAGTTCGCCACCGACGAGATCATCCTCATCAACAGCGAACGCATGCTCATCGTCGACATCGCGGGCAACAGCCTCACCGTCGTCCGCGCCTACGACGGCACCACCAACGCCGCCCACACCCTGGGCGCCGCCATCTACGCCCTGCGCACCCTCACCGTCATCCGGGGATCCCTGGGCACCACCGCCGCCACCCACAGCCTCGGCGCCACCGTCTACGCCTGGCGCCCCCCGGCCGGGATCCGGCAGCTCAACACCACCGAAGCGATCCACGAACTGATGCAGGAACAGACCGGATGGTTCCGCACCATGTCCGCGTCGTCCAACTTCGGCGGCACCTCGAAACGCTCCGCATCCATGGAACCCATCATCGACCTGCGTGACTCCGTCTACCGCCAGTACGGACGCAAGGCACGCATAAGGACTGTCTGATGTGGGAAATCCGCTTCAACTCCCGCGTGCACGGCCCGATCCACGACGGGCGCATGGCCCGCTGGGTCAAGGAATACGAGCACGACGTGGCCTCCGCCCTCGCCGACTCCGCCAAAGACACCTGGGTCAACAACCTCAAGACGTCCATCCGGCACCCCACACCGTATTACTGGACGCGCATCGACAAGCGGGAAATCGACTCCAACCGCTACGAGGTACACGACCACGGAATCGTCTACGGCGCCTGGCTGGAAACCGGCCAGTACACCCCCCGCCGCCGCTTCGAGGGCTACCACGCGGAACTCCGCGCCAAAGAAGAAGCCCGAGCAAAACGTGGAAACATCGCCCGCCGCATCCTGCGCCGCTACCGCTCCGAAGGAAAACTCCGCTGACCTGACAGGAGGACACCATGGCGCTGGACATCAGCGGAATCCTCAACGCCATGGTCTCCCACGCACAAGGCACCGGCTACTTCCAGTGGGTCAACCAGCACGAAAGCAAGCAGTCCGCCTTCGAGGGCCTGACCTGCGAAATCTGGATCGAGCAGATCAAACCGGTCCGGACCTCCGGACTGGCCACCACCAGCATCCGTATCCAGTTCGAGGTGCGCCTCTACGCCGGAACACTCAGCGAGCCCTACGACGACATCGATTCCAACGTCGTCACAGCCCTCGACGCCCTCATGCGTGAATACATGGGCGACTTCACCCTCGGCGGACTCGTCCGGCACATCGACGCATTCGGCGCCTACGGAACCGGAGTACAGGTCCGCTCGGGTTTTGTCAACCACGACGGCAAGGAGTTCAGGGTCTTCTCCATCAACGTGCCTGTGATCTGCGACGATCTGTGGGATCAAGCTCCCTGACAGCATGTACTAGACTATCCTGCATGCTATCAGATGAAGTCATCGCAGCGACCGATCCGCGAGGGCGTCACAATCTCACGCATGGCCACGCGAAGGGTGGTCAGTCACCCACCTACAAATCATGGGCGGCGATGCTCCAGCGGTGCACGAATCCGAAGAACGTTGGGTACCCGTGGTATGGCGCCCGAGGCATCACGGTCTGCACCAGATGGCACGCCTTTGAGGACTTCCTCACTGACATGGGTGAACGTCCCTCCGGAGGAACGCTGGAGCGCATCGACAACGACGGCAACTACGAGCCGTCGAACTGCCGGTGGGCGACGCGTAGGGAGCAGGCGGCGAATCGTCGCAACCCAGTGAGCAAGAAGCCGAAGCTCGTTCCGAGGTGCCATCCGGACCGTGTTCACCGCGCCCGTGGGATGTGTGCCTCGTGCTATCAGATCTTCAAGAACGACAACATCCCGGAAGCGATTCGTGGCACGGACTTCGAGGGCGACGTTCGGCGGATGCTGGATGAGCGTCGCGACGTTGCCATGAGGCGTCGCGCTCGGTGTCATCCAACGCGGAAGTACTACGCGCGTGACATGTGCGCTACGTGTTACGTGCCCTTCCGCGAGGGGGTCGTCCCCTTGGCCATCCGTGGGACCGATTTCGAGCCCGAAGTTATACGGATGCTTGCTGAGCGCACAGCGTAAGAACTAAGGATTTCGACAGAGGAAGCCCTGCCGGTCGGCGGGGCTTTTCTCATGCCCGCCTACGCCCGATTTGGAGGTTATTGTGGCAAAAACGTCCGGTTTGGGTGATAACTTCTACGTAGGCGGTTATGACCTGTCCGGTGACACGGCGTCCCTGGACGAAATCGGCGGCGGCCCGGCCCTGATCGACGTCACCGGCATCAACAAGAGCGCCTACGAACGGATCGGCGGCCTGCGGGATGGCCGCGTCGAGTGGACGTCCCACTGGAACCCCGACACAGTCGGCGTGACGTTCACCGAGCACACCGTCCTGGCACCGCTGCCGACGACCGACGTGCACACCATGTACTTCCGTGGCACCACCCTCGGCAGCCCGGTGGCCGCACTCGTCGGCAAGCAGCTCAACTACGACATGACCCGCGCCGACGACGGCAAGGTCACCCTCAAGGTCCACGTGGACGCCAACGGCTACGGCATCGAATGGGGTGTCGGCCTGACGGCCGGAATCCGCACCGACACCGCAGCCACCAACGGCACCGGCGTCGACCTCGGCACCGGCCCGCTCAGCTTCGGCGGCCAGGCCTATCTGCAGGTGTTCGGGTTCACCGGCACCGACGTCACCGTCAAGATCCAGGACAGTGCCGACAACGCCACCTTCGCCGACGTCACCAGCCTGGCCTTCACTCAGATCACCTCCACCGCGCGGCAGGCGCAGCGCATCTCGATCGGCAACACCTCGACGATCCGGCGCTATGTCCGGGCGAGCACCGTGACGACGGGCGGCTTCAGCAATCTGCAGTTCGCCGTGTCCGTCATCCGCAACGACACGGCGTTCATCGTCTTCTAACTCGCGCACCGGGGAGACCACGTGCAACGCATGAACCGCATCGAGCCCCAAGGGCGCGTGCAGGACTACAAGACCTACCAGATCGTCTCGCCGCTGAGCACGCACTGGGAACCGGCGACCTGTGCGCAGGTCGACTGTCCGGAGTACCTCAACGGCTGGCGGGTGAGGGTTGAGGGACTCCCGGCGGAGATGGTCCTCGCGGCCCGTACAACGGGGCGCAAGTTCACCGAGCTGGAAGTGGCGCACAACGAGCACTGGCTGGTGTTCGAGGCCGGGCAGCCCTGCTTCCGTGCGTCCCTGCACCGGCGGCTGCTGGACAAGCAGGAGATCTTCATCGCCCGTGACGGCGACTTCCGTGGCAATCCCACCGGCAACGTCCGCAAGCACACGCGTCCTGAGTTCTGGGTTGAGGACTTCGCGGATCATCAGGATCGATTGGCCCGGCAGATTCAGCAGGGCTGATTCACCCCATGAAGGCCCGGCGTGTGCCGGGCCTTCGCTGTGTCCGAAACGGACAAGGAGGGAACAATGGCCAAGTCTTCGGGTCTTGCATGGACGACTTTGTCCGTAGATGACTCAGGTGGCACTCCGCGAGACATTCGTAACGACATCACGAACCTGGAGTTCGCGACTCCGCGTGCGACTCAGGATGTCACCGGTATCGACAAGAGCGCCATGGAGCGTCTGCTCCTGCTGGCCGACTTCACGGTCACATTGAACGGCGTCTTCAACCCGGCGACGAACCTGTCGCACGATGTGTTCAAGACGGTGCCGTCGACCAGCGTGCTGCGGACAGTGTCGATCACGGTGAACGGCAAGTCGCTGCCGAACGAGTGCATCTTCACCGACTACCCGATCACGCGTGCCGACAGCGGTGAGCTGACGTTCGCCGTGCCTGGCCAGCTCGCGGACGGAACTGTCCCCACTTGGGCGTGATGTCCGTTTCGTTCTAGGCAGTGCCTCGGCAGTCCATCGCAGTCGCGGTGGGCTTTTTTCATGCCCTTCAACCGGGGAGAAATCATGTCTTTTCAGCGCAAGCGCAAGATCTACCGTCTCAATTTCGCGGGGACCGAGTACGACGGCATGGAGGTGCAGGTCGAGGGCCTCACCACCGGCGAGTACCTGGAGATCGTCACGCTCACGGGGGTGACCGACGACTCCGGCAGTGAGACCGAGAAGCTGCTGAAGCTGCTCGCGTCGCACCTCGTCTCCTGGAATATCCAGGAGGACGGTGTGCCGGTTCCGGCGGATATCGAGGGCGTGAAGTCGAACGACCTGGCGATGAACATGTTCATCATCAACGCCTGGACCGACGCGATGGTGAGTGTTCCTGCGGACACCGAAAAAAAGTCGCTCGCTGGCGATCCTTCCCTGGTGGCGTCGATTCCTACGGAGAGCTTGTCTCTAAGCCTGTAGAGGTCGAGCAGGCTCAGGTGTTGCTTCAGTTGTGTGACCGCTTTCATGTGCTGCCCAGTCAGCTTATGGAGGAGCCGGTCGAATTGTTCCGGCTTATCAAGCTGGCCGATCTGGGTGATGCGGAAGGTGATGGGTGATGGCTGACGACATCATCTTGACTGTCCACGTCCGGGACATGACCCGGGGTCAGTTCCAGCGCCTGGACCGGGAGATGAACGGTCTGCGTGGCACGGTTCGTCAGCTCGGTCAGGATGGTAACCAGGCCAACGAGCGCATGCGTCGTCTGGACCAGAGTCTGGGTGCGGTGCAGGGCCGTATGCGGCGTCTGCATCAGACGGGTCAGATGACCAGCCGCGAGATGGATCACATGCGGCAGAGCCTGGCGGGAGTCAACCGCGAGGCGCTGAACGCGGTCCGGTCCGGCGAGATCACCCGGGACCAGTACAACCGTCTGCGTACGCAGATCGATCAGACACGGGGTGCGTTCGATCACCTCGACCGGGACATCCGCCTGCACCGTACGCAGCTCAGAGGCGTCGGCAACGATGCGGAGCGGGCTGCCATGGCGACCCGTCGTCTGCAGTTGCAGGAGGAGCGGCTGCGGATGTCGGAGGAGCGGCTGCGTCAGTCCGCCGAGCGGCTGCGGATGTCGCAGGGCCGCGTGGTAGGTGCCAACCGCAGCATTTCCAACAGCAGCAACCTCGCGACCAGGACCGTGAGCAACATGCGGGGCGCGCTGATCGGTGTCGCGGTCGTCCTGATCGCGTCGCTGTTGCCGACGATCGGTGCCCTGGCGCCCATGCTCGCCGGTATCGCTGCGATTGCTGGCGTTGCGGCCCTGGCCTTCATGGGTCTGAGTAGGCCGACGAGCAAGCTGACTCAGGATCAGAAGAAGTTCAAGGAGGGCCTGAAGCCGCTCACGAATGAATTCCGTGAGCTGCAGCGGGTGGCGCAGCATGCCGTTCTTCCCGGACTGACGAAGTCGATTCCGGCTGTCACGCGTGCGGTCAAGGCGTTGAACCCGGTGATCAAGATCGGTGGCAAGGCGCTCGGTGAGCTGGTCGACAAGATTGCCAAGGGTATCGGGTCCAAGGATTTCATGGGCCCGTTCCTGAAGAATGTCAAGATGGGTACCGACTGGGTCATCAAGTTTGTCGGCTCTTTCGGTAAATTCCTGAAGGCGTTCTTCGAGTTCGGAACGAAGTCGAAGCCTGCTCTCGATGCCTGGCAGGATCTGCTCGGCGGGTTCATGGATCGTGGCCTGCCGTCCATGTTCAAAAACATGGAGTCCGGTGTGAAGGGTGCCTCGGACTACCTGCTGGGTCTTTCGGCCGTGATCAATGACGGCCTGCTGCCCGGACTGGGCAGGCTGCTCGGCAAGTTCATGGAGGTTTTCGGTCCGAGTCTCGGTCGGATGCTGACGACGTTCGCGGGGACTTTTGTGTCCCTTTCGGATATCGTCGGCGGACTGATGGAGGCAGCCGCTCCTCTGGTCAGGGTCTTCCTCAATATCGGTGAGGCGATTGCCGAGATCGGGCGTATCGGGATCAGTTCGCTGGGGAACCTGCTGAAGGATCTCGGTGGCGGTCTGGCACAGTCGCTCGCGGACGCTTTCGGCGGTTCGGGCCTGGGCTCGCTGGTCGACAACATCCGCAACAGCGAGGGGCAGCTGCGCGCGATTTTCACCGGCATCGGTGACGCCGTTTTCTCGATAGCAGAGAACGCCGTGATGGCCGCGCCGATCATCATGAACATGATGACGAAGATCACGACGGTCGCTCTGGCGACGTTCGGGGCATTCGTCAACGGCGCGGCGACCGCATTCGGGTGGATACCCGGGATCGGCGACAAGATCAAGGGCGCCTCCAAGGCCTTCAAGGACTTCTCTCAGGACGTCCAGACGAGCATGGCGGATGCGACCGCCGCAGCATCGGATTTCCGTGACTCGGCGCTCCCGAACCTCAGCCGCGCCGAGCTGAAGTTCAATGTCGATCAGGCAAAGTCCGCGCTGCAGGACATCAAGACCCAGCTGAAGGACCCGGAACTCACCAAAAAGCGCCGGGCCATTCTGGAAGCTGACAAGTCCACCGCCGAGAGCAACATCAAGGACGCGGAGCGGAAGCTCGGGGCGTTCGACCACAAGCGGGCGAAGGCGAAACTCGACGCCACCGCCAGCTCGTTCTTCAACGTTTTCAACCGAGTCAACGCGCTGAAGCTGCAGGGCAAGTCCGCCAAGGTGACCGCGAAGGATAGTGCGTCCGGGAAGCTGACGTTCATTCAGCGGCTTCTGAACCAGATCAACGGTACGGTCGCACGCACCACCGTGGTGACCAGCTACCAGCAGGTCCGCAACCAGGGATACAGCGGGAACTCCGCTACAGGCGGTCACGCCCATGGCGGCAGGATCCGTAGGTTCGCCGACGGCGGCGGTGCTGTCTCAGGCCCCGGTTCGGAGTCGTCGGACAGCATCCCGGCGATGCTCTCGGATGGCGAGTACGTGGTGCGTGCCTCGTCGGTGCGCAAGTACGGCACGTCGTTCCTGGACGACGTCAACAGCGGCAACCTGCACCGGCGGGGATTCGCCAAGGGTGGCCTGACCAAGCAGCAGCAGGCGGAGAAGGACGCGCGCTCCGCCATGAGCGGGCAGTTCGGCATCAGCTTCTTCGGGAAGATCGCCGGGTACAAGCACGACCCGTACGAGGTGGCGACCGGCAAGCCGCAGAGCCTGGGCGAGCTGGTCTCCGCCCTGAACGGGTTGCGCAGCCAGATCAAGGCCGCCTTCCACGGGAAGCAGGAGTCCAGCCTGCTGCACCAGCTCACCAACGCGGGCAAGGCGCTGATCAAGTACGAGAAGAAGCTGAGCGACGTCAACAAGAAGCTCGACGCCGCGAAGACGAAGCTCGACGATCTGAAGTCGGCGGCTGCCTCCCTCAAGGAGTCCGTGACCTCGGGCGTGATGTCCGCGACCGATGTCACCCGTGTGGCCAGCAATGACAACAACGTCACGATGACGGACGTCATGGCCACCATGCGGGAGAGCCTGGACAAGTCGTCGGCGTTCGCTTCTGCGCTGAAGTCGCTGCAGAGCCGTGGGGTGTCCAAGGACATCATCAACCAGATCGCTCAGGCGGGTATCAGCGGCGGTGGTCTGGAGACGGCCGGAGCAATTCTCAGTGCTTCGGACAGCGAAATCTCCCAGATGAACGCCATGCAGAAGCAGATCGACGCCAATGCGAAGAGCGCGGGTAAAACCGCGTCGGATTCGATGTATGCGGCTGGTATCAAGGCGGCGGAGGGTCTGGTCAAGGGGCTGACGGCCAAGAAGAAGGACATCGAAGACGCGATGATGAAGATCGCGAAGTCGATGGAAAAGGCTATAAAGAAGGCCCTTGGTATAAAGTCGCCCTCCCGCGTCATGATGAAGGTCGGTCACCATACCGCCGAGGGTTTCGCCCTGGGCATGACCAAGAACCGGAAGGTTCCGCATGCGTGGGAGTCGATGCTGAACGTTCCCTCCGGCGGTGCGCCGGTGGGTGCTGCGCGCGGTGGCGGCGACGGCGTGTATTCCTTCCCGATCTACGTCGGCGGCAAATTCCTCGACGAGGTCATTCTCGACACCAACCGGCGTCTTGTCCGTACGCGCGGCGGGGACGTGCAGAAGGTGTTCGGCCGTAAGTAGAACGCGTCACGAGAGGGGCTCCTTCACAGGGGCCCCTCTTCTTTTCTGCCGCTCGGCAGCAGACCAAGGACGGTATCAGTGCACCGGTATAAGACGTGGAACAACGCCATGCCGACGACGGCCGCTCAGGCGTCCGTGACGACCGGTACGGCCATCAAGACGATGCTGCAGCTGTCGACACCGTCGAACCGGCAGCTTCAGGTCATCTCGTGGGGTTTCTCGTGCGACGACCCGCCGGGTGCCGATGCGGTGATCGAGCTGCTGCAGACCGATGTGGCCGCCACGGTCACCGCCCACGTGGCGTCCGGTGTGCAGCCTCTGGACCCCAACGCTCCGGCGTCGCTGCTCACCCTGGGTGCGAGCAACACGGGCTACACGGCGACTGCGGAGGGGACGACGACGGCGAGCCGTGTCTTCGACGCAGTCTCGCTCAGCTCGGTCTCCGGCGAGTCACCTCTCACCTACACCTACCAGTTCATGCCGGATGAGCGGCCCATCGTCGCCGTCTCCAAGTTCCTCCGCATCCGTGCGACGACCCCCACCACGGCTGTCGACATGCGCTGCTGGATCGCGTGGGACGAGTAAGCAGAGAGGTTCGATATGCCGGGGAGCATCGCACCTCTCGCCATGGCCTGGCAGCGTCAGATGGGCGGCATGGCCGGGCCGCTGTCCGCGTCGGGGGAAGCCAGCAACGGCAACCCCGTTCAGGTGGAGCTGTTCGTCAGCGGTGCCTGGGTGGACATCACCGCGTATGTGATGGTGCGGGACGAGAGCGGGAATATCGCTGTCACCCGTGGCCGCCGCGACGAGGGGTCCACGAGTGAGCAGGCGACCTGCACGCTGACGCTGAACAACCGGGACGGCCGGTGGTCGCCGAGGAATCCGACGGGCGTGTACTACGGCGTCATCGGGCGTAACACTCCGATCCGGGTCTCAGTGCCCGATGGTCTGGGTGGTAAGAGCTACCGGTTCCAGGGTGAGGTTTCCCTGTGGCCCCAGTCGTGGGATCCCACGGGGACGGATGTCTACACCGAGATCGAGGCGAATGGCATTCTGCGTCGTCTGGCGCAGGGTCCTGCTCCGGCGTATTCGCTGATGCGGACGGCGCTGGCTACGTATCCGTCGGCGAATCTGCGGGCGTACTGGCCGTGTGAGGATGCCGAGGGGTCGACGTCGCTGGCGAGTGTGCTGACGACGGGGTCGGCGATGACGTGGACCGGGACGCCGACGCTGGCCGGGTTCGACGGTTTCCCCGCGTCCGATCCGGTGATCAGTACGGTGTCGAATGTGCTGGCGGGCGGTGTTGCCCGCTATGACGATCCGACGGCGACGCAGGTGCGTTTTCTGTGCTCCATTCCGTCGGACGGTCTGGTCAACGGGACGGTTGTCTGCTCGATCGACCAGCAGGACTACTCGGCGGGTTCGGCGCAGATCTTCGACCTGTACTACGGCAACTTCGGTGGCACCGGTCATGGGATGACGCTTCACACCATGGCCAGTGACGGCACGGATCTCGGCGCCGATCTGGAGAACACGTTCGATGTCCGGGGCAAGACGCTGTATGTCTCGATCGAGCTGCAGGAGTCCGGCACGGGGATCACGCGGGCGCTGCGGATCTATGACATCAGCGCGCAGGTCAGTTATGACGTGTCCGACACGGAGACGCTGACGCAGCTGACGCGGGTGACGCGGGTGCAGTTCGGTCCGGCGAGCCGGTCGGCAGCGAGCCCGCACGGCAGCACGGGTCTGTCGAGCGTGGCGATCGGGCATGTCACGGTCGAGGACATCATCACGCCCAACACGGGGCTGGGTGTGCGGCTGAATCCGATCGGTGAGGCGGCCGGGGCGCGGATTCAGCGGCTGTGCTCGGACAACAGCATCGGGTTCGAGTCGGTCGGTGTCCTCAGCGACACGGTGCTGATGGGCAATCAGGGCAAGCTGAATCCGCTGGAGCTGATGCAGGAGTGCGAGCTGGCGGACGGCGGGATGCTGTATGAGAGCATGCCGAGTCTGGGCCTGGGCTACCGCACGCGGGCGTCTTTGCAGAACCAGGATGCTCAACTCACCCTGAACTACACCGGGTTCAACCTCTCCGAGGTGCCGACGCCGGTCGAGGACGACCGCTACATCCAGAACCAGGTCACGGTGACGGTCGGCAGCGTGTCGCAGACGTATGCGCTGACGACGGGGTCGCTGAACACGGCGCAGCCGCCTGCGGGTGTGGGTGTGTACGGCACCGATGTCACGCTGAATCTGCAGCACACGAATGAGGCGCTCAGTCAGGCGGCGTGGCGTGTGCACCTGGGGACGGTGGATGAGCCGCGTTATCCGGAGATCTCGGTCAACCTGGCGCACAGTTCGTTCACGTCGAATCCGGCGCTCAAGCAGGCTGTTCTGGCGCTGCGGCAGGGTGACCGGATCGTGGTGCAGAACCCGCCGAGCTGGCTTCCTCCGGGGGATATCGACCAGCTCATCCTCGGGTTCAGTGAGACGATCACGCATTTCGAGCACAGGCTCACGTTCATCTGTGCCCCGGCGAGTCCCTACAACACGATCGGTGTTCTCGGCGCCAGCACGGCGCGTCTGGACACGGACGGCAGCCAGCTCGCTGCGGGGGTCACCTCGACGGCCACGAGCCTGTCCGTGGCGACCACGTCGGGGCCGGTGTGGGTGCAGTACGGGCAGCTCAACGCCAACAGTGACTTCGAGATCAACCTGACGAACTGGTCGGCCAGCGGGAGCACCATCGCGCGGGTCGCGACTCCGGGCAGTCCGCCGTTCGACGGCTTGTGGTCGCTGCAGATCACTCCTGACGGGGTGGCGCAGTTCCCCAATGCCGGGTCGGAGCAGATCGCCGTGGTGGCGGGGCAGTCCTACACGCTGCAGGGCTGGATGTACTGCGTCACGGCGCGGGCTGTCGACCTGAACATCAACTGGTTCGACGCTGCGCACGCGTATCTGTCGACGTCGGGTGACGAGGTGACGGTCGCCGCGAATACGTGGACGTATTTCTCGGGCAGTGGGGTCGCACCTGTGGGTTCCGCTTTCGCGAACTGTGCTCCGACGGTGCCGAATTTCCCGCCGTCGACGGATGTTCTCACCGCCGACAAGATCGTCTTCCATCTCACCGGTGATTCTGTCAGTCCCGATGACTTTCCCTTCGACATTCGTGTCGGTGGTGAGGTCATGAGGGTCACGAGCATCACTGGCGGGACTTCTCCGCAGACGTTCACGGTGACCCGCAGTATCAACGGGGTCGTCAAGTCGCACAGTGCGGGGGAAGACGTCCGTCTTGCCTATCCGACGTATGTCAGCCTGTGAGGGAGGAATTCTGTGGCTGAAGCATATCCAACATTCCTCGCAGGTCAGCGCATCACCGCTTCACTGCTGGCCTCCTCGCAGGTCCAGGTGGTGCGCAAGGCGTCGGACACGTCCCGGTCGTCGACCACGACGACGACCGCCGATCCGGAGCTTCAGTTCAGTCTCGCCGCGAACGGTGTCTACATCTGGTGGGGCTGGATCAAGTACGACGCTTCCACGGCGGGCGATATCGCGCTCGACTTCAGTGGCCCTTCCGGTCTTCTCGGAGAGTGGAGGGGAATCGGTCCCGGTATCACGCGTGTCATCAGCGCGACGGACGCCGCCTCTCCGGCGTTTTCCGTCGACACGATCCAGACGACGGGTTACATGCTGCGCGTCGAAACGAATGACGTCACGGCCGCACGCACTTTCGGTGGTCTGGGGACCGGAACGACTCCGATGACCATCGACATCAAAGGCACCCTGCGTAATGGGGCGACGGCCGGGACCTGGACGCTGGACTGGGCTCAGCGTGCATCGGATGCCACGGCGACCACCATCTACACGGACTCGTGGATTGCCATCCTCCGGATCGCATAGAGGACACACATGAAGGTACAGCTGATACCCGAGCGGCATGACCGGCTCGGGCGTCTGGGACGTCACGTCGAGCACGATTCACGGTCCCTGGCGTATGCGCATCCTGTGCTGCCCAAGTCGGCGCTGAAGCCGGTTCAGTGGGTACGGCGTATTCCCATTCTCAATCAGGGAAATCTCGGCAGTTGTACGGGCAACGCCTTCACCGGTGTGCTCGGTACGGACTCGGTGGGGCGTACGGCTCCCGTATCGGTCAGTGTGACGGCGGACAGCAAGGGCGTCTTCACCGCCGGGACGTATCCGCTGGACGAGGCGTTCGCCGTCCTGGCGTACACCCTCAACACGAAGCTGGACAACATCCAGGGCGAGATGCCCGGTCAGGACACCGGTTCCTCGGGTGTCGCGGCGGGCAAGGCGGGCAAGCAGCTCGGGCTGCTGTCCGGGTACACCCACGCGTTCTCCCTGGCCGCCCTGAAGACCGCGCTGCAGACCGGCCCGGCGATGGTCGGCATCATCTGGCTGAACTCCATGTTCGACCCGCAGAGCGACGGGCTGCTCACCGTCGACCACGCCTCCGGTGTGGCGGGCGGTCATGAGCTGGTCGTCTCCGGCTGGGACGGCTCCCAGTTCCGCCTCGACAACTCCTGGGACACCTCCTGGGGTGACGGCGGTTCGTGCTGGGTCAAGGAGGCCGACATGGGCTGGCTGCTGGCACAGGACGGTGACGTCACCGTGCCGGTGTACGCGTCCGCTCCGGCGCCCACGCCCTCTCCGGTCGACCCGGACATGGTGATGGCGCTCGCCGCGCGTAACTGGCTCGCAGCGAAGGGACTGTGACATGGCCGACCTGTGGATGCCGGGAGCGACCCGGCTGGACGTCGGCGACCACGCGCCGACCGACGGCGGCCCCGCCAAGGCCATCGCGCACATCACGTGGGACAAGAATGCGACCGCCGCGAAGCCGGTCGACCTCGTCCCCTACACCAACCTCCGGTCATACTTCGCAGGCGGCGGCGCGGGCGTCGCCCCGCACATCCTGTGGGACCCGTTCGAGGGGCACTTCACTCAGTTCGTGCCCGCCACCTCCCGCAGCAAGTCTCTCGTCGATGTGGCGGGTGGCACGCGGACCAACCGCGCGGGCAGTGTGGTGATCCAGGTCGAGGCGCTGTTCTTCCCGTACTGCCGCGTCGGCTCGAAGATCTACGCCAAGCTGTCCGACACCCCGTGCGCGGGGTGGGCGGAGCTGCAGGCCTGGGTGCACTCCTGGGGGGTGCCCAACAGCTGGCCGATGGGGCAGCCGAACGGCTACACCTCCCGCCGTTCCGCCTCGACCTGGGCGACCAAGCCGGGCTGGTACGCGCACGGTGACGTCCCCGAGAACGACCACACGGATCCTGGTTACTGGCCCGCGTTCATCAGCACTCCGGCTGCGCCCGCCTCGGCGCAGTACGAGCCGTTCCCCGGCACCGCGTTCTTCACGAACGGCCGCCGCTCGCCGGTCATCGCCGCGATGCACAAGCGGCTGGTCGCTGTGGGCTGTGGCCGCTATCAGTCGTCCGCGAACCCGGATGTGTGGGGCAGCGGTGACGTCGCCTCCTACGCCGCGTGGCAGCGCCACCTCGGCTACACCGGCGCCGACGCCAACGGCATCCCGGGGGCGACCTCCTGGGCCAAGCTCAGAGTCCCCAACGTCTGAACCACCGTCAGGAACAGGAGAACTCCCATGCCCAACGCGCCTGTTGAGGCGAAGGTGAAGGCGGCCACGTCCGCGACCTTCGTCGTCTCCCTCGTCCTCGCCGTCCTCAACGACGTCGAGGCGAACAGCAGCCTGCTGCACCCGCTGCCGTCGTGGCTGCAGGTCATCGTGCTCGCGCTTGTCCCGGCGGCCATCACGTTCCTGTCGGGCTGGTCGGCCGCGCACACGTCGCGTACTGCGTCGGATTCCTGACGGGGAGTCCACTCGTGCCTGAAGAGCCGTCGAACGGTGAACTCGGGCGGCTCATCGCGGGGCTTCAAACACGGCTGGACTCACGTTTCTCGGAGCTGAACTCCCGGCTCGACAAGATGGTGTCGGTCGACGTCTACACGATCCAGACCACGCACATCGACCAGCGTCTGGCGCTTCTTCAGAGTGACCTGCAGCAGGTGCGTACCGAGCGCGACCAGCTGGAGGTCTCCTTCGCGCAGTACCAGCGCGAGGAAGCGCGGCGCCGGGAAGAGGAGCGCCAGAAGCGGCTCTACCAGGCGATAGTCCCGATCCTTACCTGTCTACTGGCAACGATCGTTGCTGTCTGGGCGGTGGTGACCCGGTGAGAGCTGCGCGTAAGAAGCCACGCGCCCTCGCGCTGCCCCGTGCGGAGTGGCTCGGCGTCGTGACGGGGATCATCGCGCTGATCCTCTTCGGTGGCCTGACGGTCCTCGTGATCAGTCAGGCCAGCGAACTGCACGACGAGCGGGCGGCCCGGGACGCACTCGCCCGGCAGGTGCAGAGCCTGGGAGCCACCCCGGTGGCCGGACCCCCGGGAAGCCGGGGCAACATTGGACCTTCCGGACCACCGGGCCCCACCGGACCTCCCGGCCC